CCCATTGGTGCAAACTTTCGAAGCACGATCTCCCGACCGTCGGGTAGCACTGTAGACAAACTTCTGCAACAGTCCAGGTACCTACAGAGGTATTCTGGAAAGAGCAGATGAACCAAGTCAACGGAAATGCGATCACTGGCCTCGTTTAGGTCAAGAGTCGCATACCTTCCAGTCTCGGACCCGAGCAGGGCACCGAGCTGGTTAGGCTGTTGATTAGTGTAGAAAACATTCCACTTAGTCAGTGGGTGTTGTTCTACATGACGAACCACTGCCCCCCCGAGACCCTGTTGAATCCATTGGTTATCCACTGGTTCACAGGATATCAGACGGGGGCCGCGAGAGTCCTTCGGAACGAGTATTACTCGTGCTGGAAGACTCTTCCCGGCAACGGTGCTAAACCGTTGGTAGGTATCACAGACGTGTCCCATCGAGGAGCAAAAGTACTCGTCGAATGGGTAATACTCTGTGATCCGATCGGAAACGTTTGACCATTGATACTTGGCCCAGAGCTGTTGCTTGGTAGCAACGGCACCTGGTCCGTGTCTAGGTCGAATGTCCCGTGGATCGAAGTGCCCGAACAGCCTGCTAAGGCTGTTACGAGCAACGCGTACAATGCGGCCGGTATCAAGCCTATCAGCTTGCCACCACCGCTTTGTTGTGTTGGACTGGTCTTGCTTTGCATAATCTGCAATGTTTTGATCAGAACGTTCGAGATCAAGTTCAGTTTGTTCAAACTTACTGATGACCTTTTGTTCTTGAATGTCTGTATATGGCAGTTCATATTTGTAAAAAACAAATAAGACTTGCTGTAATACGCCGATACTGACTAAACACGGATCTTGAAGAACCGTGCCGTCGCTGTGTAACACCCGCCTGAAAAACTCACCCATAAAGATGGGTAAGACAGTACCAGTTTGGGGTTTGAAACCCAACCCGATACAGTTCAGCGGGGCGTCGCATGAGAGAGCCTTGTTAAAGGCTTTACCCAAGCGCGGAAGGGCTTTTGTCAAAAAGCCCAATCCTTCATAAGAACACCTCGCCCGCAGTTTGTTAACTGTGTTCGAGAGTGCTCTAGTGTTGAACACAACTCCGTGATTCCTTTGGACATCACAGAGGAGTGTGGCGATGAAGTTAACTTCGTCTAAGCTATTATTAGGTACCATAACGGTATCCTTTCTTAGCCTATACCACACCCCTTTATGACCGGCCGAATGAGTCGAGATCTACCTATTATGACTAATAAGCAAATCAAGAGGAGCCTTGAACCGAGTATCGCCAATGGTGCTACGCCGAGATTGAAGTCAATCCCGGTAGTAGTCATTGACGTTCCTCTGAACGAGGATTTCCCCTCTAATGTACCACCAGACACGGACATGAACGTTAAGCCAGTTGTCGGGTTCTTTATCGCCAGGGTGGCGACGAAAACCAGACTCCTAGCCTATAACTCAGGTGAGGGAATCGTCGATCCTAGGAACGACGAAAACCTCCGCTACGGTTTCTTGCAGTGATGCAAGCGCTGTAGCGCGTGAATAATGGTACAAGTCGAAGAACTGCAAGGTTTTGGCCTTACAGAGACTGCACTTTACTGCGGACTCTCTTAGAGAGAGCCTGCAAGGAGTGCGGCAGAACCGTTCCCGGTCCCGTCGTACAAGATGGTTGTCGAAGCGCCAAGTGACGCAACGAAACTCATCAAGTTCGCCAGGACTGCGGCCCCCTCGGCCGTTGACGTGATCGCCCCTACGGGGAGATCAAGCACAACGTACGCGGAGGTAGTGACTGGAGTAACGCTATCGACGGTGCTGACCGAGGTCTTATCGACCCGGACAACACTGCGGCGGCGCTGCTTCAGGCTAGATCCAGTCTCGAGATGAGCAACGCTCAATCGATGCTGGAGAGCTG